TTGAGTGAGCGTGCCTGTCCAGGTGATCAGCGGATACACGCCCTGCGATGGCTGCTGACCTACCTGAGTCTGCCCCGTGGCTAAGGAGTAGGTCGAAGCGGAAAGCGCAATCTGCTCATTGCCGTCAATCGCAACGTCAAGGCAGCCGTAGTTCGCGTTGACCGTGTCGCCCCACGTCCCGGCCTGTTCGCCGTCCGCCGGCATCTGGATTCCGAGATTCTGCGTGTAGGTCGAAGGCATCTCATTTCTCCCAACTCGCGCGCGCCGGCCGCACGGGCGGTTCCCAGGCCGTCACCGGCCGCCGCGCACTGCGCCAAGCATGCAGCGCGGGCTGCGTCTCGCTCCACAGCCCGTCCGTCGAAACCTGGCCGACCAGGCTGACTAGCGGCGCGAGCCGAACATCCACGATCACGTCATCCATCACATCAACCGAATCAACGCCGTGGTCTGTCCCGGCGGCGGAAACTTCACGCGGAAGTTTCCGTTGTTCGAAGTAAACTCCGTTCCGAAGTCGAGCACCGCGACCGCCCGCTGCTGTTTGCTCTGGTTATAAATCAACGCCCCACGCGCGGTCAGCGAGGAGTTCGCCCAAACCGGATCGTTGAAAGTCACATAGGCCGTCGAGTTCACCGGCCCCAGAATCTGCGGGCCGGTGAGCCGCTGGCCGCCCGCCGCGTAACCCGGCCCTGAGATCTCGCTATCCGTCACATAACTGGTCGTCGCCGGGCCAATCGTCGCCGCATCACCGTATAGCGCCATATAAAAAGCGTCATTGGCAAAATCGTGCAGGGCGAGAAACACTTCCGTCTTGAAGGAGTCGCAGAGCGTGGAGCCAGAGATCATACCTTGACCCTCGCGTCCGGCTCCTCGTAAGTGTCTTTCTTCGTGCGCCCCTTGGTGTACTGCTGATCCATCGCCAGGTCTTTCTCGAAGGCGGCGTCGAAACGGGCGTAGAGATTGTCTTCCGCCTTCTGATATTTCGCCGCTTCGACGAGTGAGCCCGAAATCAGCGCATGCGCGAAGAACGTGCCGAGCCAGCTCGTCCCCGCAGTGGTGATCGAAGGCGGTTGGTAAAAATAGCCGAGGTTCGCCGGATAGTTCTGGTCCGGCGCGGGGCCGAACTTGAGCGATGACTCGTTCAGGTAGCAGTAGAAGCGCGGCACGCCCACTTCAGTCGGATCGGGATAACACTCGTCCAGAAACTCTGAGTCTTTGTTCTGCGGAAAGACGAGGCCGTTCGCGGTCACCACGGAAAAAGAATCCGGCGCGAGAAAGTCGCTCGGCGTGGCAAGCAGGTTTTCAGTCGCGACCATGGTCGCAGTCACGTCCTTGCGGAATCGCGGCAAGCGCACGCGGAGCAGGATCCGCGATTCCGCCAGGGTAATAAAGGTATCGATATTGGACACAAAGCTGGCTTCGAAATCCTCGGAGTAAGTCTGGATAATCGCGCGCAGCTCCGGGTAGGTCATCAGTAGATCCCTGAAAACTTAGTGCCTTTCGTCGCGGCGCCGCAGCCGCGGATCTTGCCGCCGGCGGCGTACTTCTTGGGCGCTTTGTTGGTGTTGGGGAAGCCCTTGCGGACTTTGGCTACGCCACCGGCGGCGAACTTCGCCTTGCCGCAGCCAGGATGCGTCGCAAGATTTCCCGGCGCGGCCTTGGTCGAATTGAACTTCGAAACGCCGCCGGCCCCGAACTTCCTACCGCCGCCGGGATGCGTGGCGAGGTTACCGGGCGCGGCCTTGGTCGAATTGAATTTCGAGATGCCGCCCTTCGCCATCTTGTCCTCGCATTCGCCGCCCTTCGACTTCTTGAAGCCCTTGAGCGTCTTCGCGAGATTGGCTTCCTTGCCGAGCGTGCCGCCCTTCTGCGCGGCTTTGTTGAGGGTCTTCGCCGGGATCTTTTCATCCTGCGGAATGCCCAGCCGCTTGTGGAGCGCGCCTTTGTTCTTGGTCGCATCAGCGATCCACTTGCCGCCCTTCTTCATTCCGGGCATGCCCACGGGAGGGCCGCCCACTGCGGGCGCACCCATGGCGGGAGGCGCAGCCGGAGGCGGCGCGTCCATATCGTCGCCGCCGGGCGTCATCGGGAACGGCGGCTTCGCCTTCGCAATTTTCGGCGCGGGAGGCTTGCGGCGCTTAAGGCCGCCCTTGGCCTTCTTGACCGGCGCCTCAGGAATGTCCTCCGCGACGACGCGCTTGCCCCACTGGCGATCCGGGCGGTTCTTCTTCGCGTCCGTCTCGCCGTCCTGAACCCTACCGCCGGTCGCCATGCCGGGCGGGCGATATTGTGCGCCTTGTTGCTGCATGGCGGCCTGCTGCGCCATCGCCTGCTGCGCCATCGCCTGCTGCAGAGCTTGCTGCTGCATCTGCGGCGGCGGTGCTTGCGGCGGCGGACCTCCGGGCGGCGGTCCCTGCGGCGGCATCGCTCCGGGCGCTATCGCGCCCATACTGCTCGGCGCCGCTCCTGGCGGCAACGGCCCCATGCCAGCTCCTCCGGGCGGCATTCCTTGCGGCGGGCCTCCGGGCGGCATCCCTTGCGGCGGCATCGGCGGACGCTGCATCATCGCTCCCGGCGGCATTCCGGGCGTACCCGGCCAACCACCCGCGGGCGCCCCGGCTGGACCTCCGGGCGCGGGCGGGCCGCCCGCCATCGAGCGGCGCATCTGGAGGGCTTGTTGAATTGCCTGTGGATTTAGTCCCGGCGCCGCGCCCAGACTATTGCCCGGAGCGCCGGCGGTGAATGCGCCCTGCTGCGCCCCGCCGCCGGGCATCGGGCCGCCGCCCTGATATGTCGGCGGGGGCGTAGGCATCGCGCTCCGCGCCGGTCGCTGTAATGGGTTGGCCCCGCCATCTTGAAAGTGGCGCGTGCCGCCTCGCATCCTCATGTCCTTGTCCTCCTCGATAGAACCGCCGCTTGCGCGGGTTAGAGTTCGTGGCGGCGTCGGCCCCGCCAGTTGATGGCGCACCCACATTGCGTGCGCTGCAGCGTCTGACATGGTCCGGTGAGCCGAATCGGCAATATCCTGCATGCTCGCGCGTTCGCCCGGCGTATTAATAACGTTGCTGTAAGGGCTGGACAATAATCCCCGGTAATACTGCTCCCGCTCCGATTCGCCCTTCATCAAGGCTTCCGCGTTTCGGATCTCCTCCGGCGCCTGATCGAGCCAGTCGCTGTAACCAAGATCAGATGACGTGAAGCCGCTTCCCGGCGGCATCGGAGCCTTGGGCGGCTTCGGGGGCGGCGGAAAACCAGAAGAACTCATGGCCCTACCTCCTCGTCTTTCATCAGTTCCATCAGCTGCTGCTCGACGACAGTCGGCGGATGGCCGTTAATCCAGTTGGCCGGCGGATACAAAGTTCGCGAAGCCGTCAGGCCGGTATCCGGCCGCGCCACTCTCAGCGCCTGCGGGTCGCTGCGAATGTAGCGGTCGAGGAAATTCTGTGGATGGTCGGGATCCCAGCATGTCGGGCAGGCAAGCGTCCCCGTCCGCTTGCCGCGGATGGTGGTTCCCTTCAACTCGAGAAGCTTGCAGCGGATGCCGCAAACGTCGCACATGCCCCATGCATATTTGCCGGACGCGAATTTGTTCGAGTGAGCCATCCATCCTCAAATCTGGCTGTAACCTCCGGGAATGAAGCGGAACGCCGCCCTGTCGCGGTCTTCGTCCGACGCCAGCGTGAACTGTTCCTCGTAATTCGCCTTCAGGCCCTGCACGCGCTGCGCGACCAGCGGGTCTTTCGACTTCAGCGCGAGGTGATAGGCGAGGCCTGAAATAAGAGCTGGAACAAATCGCCACGGAACCTCCGGCGTGCCCGTGCCGCCGGTCCCGACTGATCGCATGCGCCTCAGTCGCCAGTAGACGATCTGATAAGCGGGCGAGACGGGAGGAACCATCCAGATATCGAAGTAGGGCGAGATCTCGCGCCGCATGTTGAGAATCGAGGGGCGACCTACGGCCAGCTTGTTGTTGATCGCCGCGTATTCCGGCAGCGTCATGCGGTCGAGCGGCCAGTCGTTGTAAGTGCCGTTCGGGTTGACTTCGCGGAGGGCGTGCTCGATCAGGTCGACCGTGTCGTCCGGTACGGTGTACTCCCAGACGCCCGGCTCGAGATCGAGCGTGACCGGGCCTTCCACCGTCCACAGGTTCAAACCGCGGTTCGCCCACTCGATGCAGAGAAGCTCAAGCGACCG